TGACTACGTTGACCCTGTTAATTTAGTTTATTCTTATACCGAAGACCCAAACTTTTCTGATATATATTATGTTGGGGAAGTTAAATCAATTAGTTTACAAGAATTAAAAAAGGAATTTCCTTATTTAGACGTAGAAGAATTGAGAGAGATAGAAAAATACCAAGGTAATACTAGTTATACAAGAAACTATAATGGTGCATACCAAGATGGGAATATTGTACAAGTATTATATTTTGAATACAAAACATATTCAAATCAAGTATTTAAAATAAAACAAACAGAACAAGGATTAGAAAAAGCATTACAAAAAACTGATTTTTTCAATCCACCACCAAGTGATAACTTTGATGTTGTTTCTAGAAGTATTGAAGTATTATATTCAGGAGCAAAAATATTAGGACATAATAAAATGCTTAAATGGGAATTAGCTGAAAATATGACTAGACCATTATCGGATACTACAAAAGTGGATATGAACTATGCCATTGTGGCTCCTAGAATGTACCGTGGAAGAATTGAATCTCTAGTAAGTAGAATTACTACTTTTGCAGACATGATCCAATTAACACATTTAAAATTACAACAGGTACTTGCTAAGATGGTGCCGGATGGTGTATTTGTTGATGTTGATGGATTAGCGGAAGTTGATTTAGGTAATGGAACGAATTATAATCCAGCGGAGGCATTAAACATGTATTTCCAAACGGGTAGTATAGTTGGTAGATCCATGACACAAGACGGGGGAATGAATGCTGGTAAAGTGCCTATTCAAGAATTACAAACATCTGCCGCCGGCGCAAAAATACAATCATTAATTTCTGCATACCAATATTATTTGCAAATGATTAGGGATGTTACGGGATTAAACGAGGCAAGAGACGGTAGTACTCCAGATAGAGATACTTTAGTTGGATTACAAAAAATGGCTGCTGCATCATCAAACACTGCAACAAGACATATATTACAAGGAAGTTTATTTTTAACTTTAAGAATATGTGAAAACATATCTAAAAGAGTTGGAGATGCTTTGAAGTACCCCTTAACTGCAGATGCATTAAAAAATAGCATATCTATATATAATGTAGAAACACTTAAAGAATTAGAACAATTAGATATTCATGATTTTGGTATTACTTTAGAGGTTGAACCAGATGAAGAAGACAAATTACAATTAGAACAAAATATACAGGTTGCGTTGCAATCAGGAGGTATTGATCTTGAGGACGCTATTGACATTAGAGAAATCAATAATACTAAACTTGCTAATCAAGCTTTAAAATACAAAAGAAAGAAAAAGATACAGCAAGATCAAGCAATGCAGCAAGCTAATATACAAGCGCAAGCACAAGCAAATGCGCAAACCGCTGAAGCTGCAGCAATGTCAGAGGTTCAAAAACAACAAGCATTATCTCAAACCCAAATACAAGTTGCTCAAGCTAAAAATCAATTTGAAATAGAAAAGATGGAGCGCGAAGCAAGATTGAAACAGCAATTAATGGAATTAGAGTTTCAATATAATATGCAATTAGCTCAAATGTCTTCACAGGCTGCAAATGCTAAAATACAAATGATGGAGGATAAAAAAGATCAGAGAGAAAAGTTAAGAGGAACAATACAATCTGATTTAACTAACCAAAGGCAAAATAATTTACCTCCAAAAGATTTTGAATCAGCAGGGTTTGATAATTTAGATGGGTTTGATTTAGCCCAGTTTGAACCAAAATAAATTTTTATTAACCAATTTTATAATATTATATCATGTCAGAAATCGTAAAACAAGAAGGGGAATTTAAATTAAAAGCCAAAAGAGCTACCCCTAAAAAGTTAACAAAATCAGATGAACCTACAAAAGTAGATTTATCAGCCGCAAAACCAGCAGAAGAAATAACAAAAGTAGTAATTCCTAATCAATCAGAAGATGCCATTCAAGAACAAAGCACAGAGAGCAGCGTGTTACGCACAGAACAGTCCGAAATGGGATTGCAAGAAGTGGGACAAGGAAACGAAGGGGCCATTGAAAATGTTATTGAAGAAATCAATGAACAAGAAATAGTTCAAGAAGTTGAAAACGTTACAGCAGAATTAAATCAGCATATTGAGCAACAAGCAGCAACAGGTAGAAAATTACCGGAAAATATAGAAAAGCTTGTAACCTTTATGGAGGAAACAGGTGGAACTGTTGAGGACTATGTAAGGTTAAATGCAGATTACTCTAATACCGATAGTGATACTTTATTAAAGGAATATTACAAACAAACAAGACCACACTTAAGCATGGACGAAATTGACTTCTTAATTGAGGACACTTTTGACTATGATGAAGATATAGATGACGAGCGAGATGTCAGAAAAAAAAGACTCGCATTTAAAGAAGAAGTTGCAAAAGCCAAAAACTATTTGGAAACTATTAAAAGTAAATACTATGACGAAATAAAATTACGTCCTGGTATTACTCAAGAGCAACAAAAAGCAATGGACTTTTTCAACCGATACAATCAGGATCAACAAAAAGCAGAGTCACAACACTCTAGGTTTAAAGCTGAAACTAAAACATTATTTACCCAAGAATTCAAAGGTTTTGATTTCAATTTAGGTGAAAAAAGTTTTAGATATGGAGTTTCAAACCCAGAGGCGGTAGCTGAAAGACAATCCAATATCACAAATCTTATTAAGAAGTTCTTAAATGAAGATGGATCGGTTAGAGATGTTAAAGGATACCATAAAGCGATGTATGCTGCAGAAAATGCCGATACTATTGCAAAACATTTTTATGAGCAAGGTAAAGCCGATGCGATTAAAGAAGTTGTTGCTAAATCTAATAATATAACTACCACCGCAAGACAATCTCCTGCAGACAATGGATTTATTAATGGGTGGAAAGTAAAAGCAATTAATGGGGTTGATTCTACAAAATTAAAAATAAAAAGATAATTAACAATTAAAAATTAAAACATTATGTCAAATGTGATTCCTGCATACGGTTCAATTAAACCGTCGCAAAGACAACAAGCGTTAGATACGAATTACTTAAACTTTACTGACCCAAGTAATCCTGATTTTTCATCTTTCGCACAACAATATTTACCAGAAATTTATGAAGCTGAAGTAGAGCGTTATGGAAATAGAACGCTTTCTGGTTTCTTAAGAATGGTAGGAGCTGAAATGCCTATGTCTTCTGACCAAGTTATTTGGTCTGAACAAAACCGTTTACACATTGCTTACAAAGATGTAGAATGTACCGCAAACAATACATTACGATTTGTAACTAACTCTACTGATGGCCCAAACTTTGTAAACAACGTAATTTCTGTTGGACAAACTTTAGTAGTTATGAGTCCTTCTACAGGAAAAGAACTTAAAGTTTATGTTACTGCTTCTACTGCAAACCCTACAACTGGAGTAGGAGGAGAAATCAATCCAGCTATTTTAGAGGTTAAACCATATACACAAGCTACGTTATATGATTCATCTGCTACAGAAGTAGATTTTGAAGGAGCTACAGATCTTAAAATCTTTGTTTATGGTTCTGAATTTAGAAAAGGAACTAAAGATGATACTATTAACTCTGTAACACCATCTTTCACACAATTTAGCAACTCTCCAATCATTATTAAAGAAAGATACCAAGTATCTGGATCTGATACTGCTCAAATTGGATGGGTTGAGGTTGCTACTGAAGATGGAACAGGTGGTTTCTTATGGTACTTAAAAGCTGAATCTGAAACAAGATTACGTTTTGAGGATTACTTAGAAATGTCTGTAATTGAGGGTGAATTAGTTTCTGGAACTTCTACATTAGATACTGCAAACTTCCTTAAAGGAACTCAAGGTTTATTTGCTGCAATTAAAGAAAGAGGAAACGTAGTTAACAACTTTACTGCTGCTTCTGGATTATCTGATTTTGATTCAATTTTGAAAAACTTAGATACTCAAGGTGCTATTGAAGAAAATATGTTATTCTTAAACAGAGCTACATCTCTTGACTTTGATGATATGTTAGCTTCTTTATCTTCTGGAGCTGCTGGTGGTGTTGCTTACGGTTTATTTGAAAACTCTGAGCAAATGGCACTTAATTTAGGTTTCTCTGGATTCAGAAGAGGATCTTACGATTTTTATAAAACTGACTGGAAATACTTAAATGATGCTTCTACTCGTGGTGGTATGGCTAATACTTCTATTGATGGTGTATTAGTTCCAGCTGGTACTTCTACAGTTTACGATCAACAATTAGGAACAAACATCCGTCGTCCATTCTTACACGTTCGTTATAGAGCTAACCAAGCTGATGACAGACGTATGAAATCTTGGATCACTGGATCTGTTGGAGGAGCTTACACATCTGATTTAGATGCAATGCAAGTTCACTTCTTATCAGAAAGATGTTTAGTGACTCAAGGAGCTAATAACTTCGTATTGTTTACAGCTACTGTATAACAACTAAGTAGTAATTACCCTCGTTGAACTGACGGGGGTAGTTATTACTCTTTTAAAACAATTATTAAATTATATTATATTATGGCAACAAGACAAAACGCGAAAGCAAAAGAAATTTTAGTTGACGAAGAAATCGCAACACAAGAATATACCGAAGTGGTTGAAACTCCAAAACCGGTAAAAAAAGAACCACAAAAACCAACTTGGGAAATTAAAGACCGTACCTATATTATAGCGGACAGTCATGCTGGTTTAACGTATACTTTACAAAGCAGACACTCAGTTAGATACCCTTTATTATGGTTTAATGAAGAGACTGGTGAACAAGAAGAATTACGTTATGCAACAAATCAAAATTCTCCATTAGTTAGTGAACAAAAAGGACAAGCTACATTAGGACATATTATGTTTGAGAATGGAGTTCTTAATGTTCCAAAAGAAAGACAAAACTTACAAAAATTATTATCTATTTATCATCCAGCTTTAAATAAAAAATACAGAGAATTCAATCCCGTTGCAGTTGCTGAAGATACATTAGATGATTTAGAATTAGAGGTTCAAGCAATGAATGCCGCATTTGATATGGATATTGATATGGCAGAAGCTATTGTAAGGGTAGAAGTAGGATCAAGAGTAAATAAAATGAGCTCTAAAGAAATCAAGAGAGATTTACTTTTACTTGCTAGAAGAAATCCAGCTTTATTCTTAGACTTAGCAAATGATGAGAATGTTCCATTAAGAAACTTAGCTATTAGAGCATCGGAAGTAGGGATTATAAAATTATCACAAGACCAAAGAACATTTACTTGGGGAGAGAATGGAAGAAAATTAATGACCGTTCCATTTGATGAAAATCCATACTCAGCAATGGCTGCATTTTTCAAAACAGATGAAGGCGTAGAAATCTTTAAGGCAATAGAGAAAAAACTTAAATAATACGTAATACTAATATATAGGCGGTGGCTCTGGTTACCGCCTAAATATTATAATAAAGATATAAGATGGCAGTAAATGTAGATACAGTTTATAGAACTGTTTTATTAATAGTTAATAAAGAACAGCGAGGCTATTTGACTCCTGATGAATTTAATAAAACCGCAACACAAGTTCAACTTGAAATATTCAATGAGTATTTTGAGGATCTTAACCAACAACTACGTGTGCCGGAAAACGATAGCGAATACGCTAATCGTGTTAAAAACTTACAAGAAAAAATAGAAATATTTCAAACAGAAGGAGCGTGTACCCCCGTTGCAGATTATTATGCAACTACGGCTCTTACTGATTTTTATAAATTAGGAACAGTAATATATAAAGATGATAAAATAGTTCAATAT